CGTCTCCGAACCCAAAGATGGGGTTGGCGGTACCAGCCCCTGTCATCACGATACCGTTGGTCGGAGTAGTCTCAATGAGCCACAAGCTGCGGTCGACGAACTTCGCAAGGATGCCAGCTAGAGGAAATGGGCCTGGGCTACCCGTGTCCTGAAGCTGTTCGTTGACCTGCTTGTAAGTGAGACCCACTCCGTTAGGGTCACTGAAAGTAGCAGTGGCCAACGGCGTAGTGAAGATGAGCGTCTTGCCATGCAGTCCATGAACACGACCTCCTCCATCCACCAGCTTTACACCACCACAGATACCTCCGTTGATGATGTGCTCGATCTCCCTCAAGCTGCCGGCGTGAAGCACCTTGCGCATGGCTACGCAGGCTCCACGATTACGAAGTAACCGTCAGCCGTTCCCTTGGCGCGGAAGTTGTTGCTGATGAGCCGTGGTGGTGTACCACCAGGCACGTCGTAGACCGTCCCTACAGTGGAGCCGGCAACTGAAGTTGGGAATCCGAAGACCGGATTGGCGGTACCTGTGTCGTCCAGCTCCACTCCATTGGTGGGCGCGGCTTCGATGATCCACAAGTACTTCTTCACGAACTTCGGTACCAGACCAGCGTGAACAGCCTTGATGGCCGCAGCAATCTGAGCGTAGGTGAGCCCAGCCCCCGGGGCATCACTGAAGGTAACCGTGCCACTGGGAATAGCGAAGTCTAGGGTCTTGCCATGCAACCCATGAATCCTACCCTCAATGACCACCACATCACGGCCGCCAATGATGCCACCGTTGATGATGTGCTCCGCTTCCTGAAGGGCACCAAATTGTAGAATCTTGAGCATGAGTCCTCAGTATGCCAGGTAGGAAGCGTTGATGCTCCAGAGTTCCGAGTGAACACCCGGGGTTCCCAGGAGTCCTTCGATGTTGATGGCTACTTTCACCCGCTGCTTCATTTGCTCGACCGACCCCTTGAAGTACTGAAGCCAGTTCATGATGAGCGGGGTCTTGTCATTCACGCCTACGTTGATTCCACCGTTGCTATAGTTGATGTGGTTTCGCGTCTGGAGGAGACCTACTGATTCTAACAGCGTAATTGTGGTCATCCTAGTCAGCAATGCCTGCTGGTTCTTGCTCAGCAGGTCTTCGAGACCCAAGGAGGTGAAGTGGGGCGTACCGTTGAAGTCGCTGATGGCATCCATGGTGGCCCAAGCAATGATGGGGTCACTGCTCTCTTGTCCTGCAATCAACCGGTTCAACAGCGGATGGTCGCGCGTGTAGGTCCGCACAATGTGTACGAACCCTTGCATTGCAGGGCTGAGAGCTTGGACGCCTTCGAGCTCCGACATCCTCTACCCCGAGGTGGGTGAAGAAGGAGCTTCCTCTTCCTCGTCTCCGAAGTCTTCGTCGTCGAAGTCCTCGTCGTCGTCGTCGTTCTCGTCGTCCTCCACGTCGATGGTAGGTGATGGCTCCACCACCGCTGCTGCACCAGCAACTGGAGCGGTAGTAGGTGCCACATGCTCCACCTTCCCAGCCGGGGGAGGCGCCTGCTTCACCGTGTCCTTCACCACCGACAAGCTGGAGGGGTCAACCTCCTGACCGCTCTGGTTGGTCACTCGAACCAAACCCTTCTTGACCTTGTCCGTCAAGTCCTTGGCAAGCTTGTTGAGGATGGTCCTCGAGATTGGTGAGGGCCTCCCTCGCACTACACGGAGAAGACCACCACCAAGGTACAGGTTCTTCGTGCTGCGCTCTGGACCCACCAACTGACGACGCTTTTCCCTCGTCTTTGGGTCCCGCGTGGTGTTGTGGATGTAGTAGAGCTCTTGAATCTTCTCCATGGCCTCGTCCTATCTGGGGTTCTCTGACAGAAAAGGGCACCGACGACCGGCGCCGGTGCCCTTCGCCGGGCCGACAAGGATCTGATGGTGACTAGTTAGCCACCACCTGCGGGAACTTCAGACCCTGGTCCACGCGGTTGTTGACGGCACCCAGCGCCTCTTCAGCCACCGGGATGAAGTTCGGCAGCAAGGTCTGGTCGCCCACACCCTCGACAGCATTGCCGGAGTAGAGCTCGATCTTGCGCACCGAGGCGATGTTGATGACGGCCATGGCGATGTCCTCCCACGACTGGAAGGTGATCATGTTGGCCACCTTGTCGATGTAGAACTTCGTCTGGTTCAGCACGTAGAACTTGCCGAAGAACTGCGGCGAAGTGAACACGTACAGGTTTCCCGGCCGCAGGATGTCCGTCTTCACGGTACGGATGTAGGGACGCCCCAAGAGGGTGCTGTACTTGTACCCGTCCACCGTGGTCTCGGACTGGATTCGGTCGCCGTTGTCTTCCACGGTCCAGCTGAGGATATCGTCGAAGTCCAGCTCCGTCATCAGCACCCGCTCTGCACGCAGACGGTTGCCGTCGAGAAGCTTGAACAGCTCGGCGATGTCCTTACGCTGAAGCGGAAGAACGGTGGCTGTATCCGCTGCTGCAGCTCGAGCCAGCTCACCCTTGCGGACGCTGAACTCAGCCGGCGGAGTACCACCCTGCAGAAGCAGAGCAGTGAGGGCCGCAGCGCTTCCGCCGTTGGCCTCCACCTGCAGTGCCTGCACGGCAGCCTCGATGTGAAGCACGAACTCCCGGTCCTCGATCTCTTGGATATCCTTGACGGAGTTCTCCTCGATGATCTTGGTGATGGGCATCTCGTACGCCAACAGCTCCTGCTCCGTCTTCTGGAAGACTTCGCTGGAGATGGTGAAGAACGCCACCTCTGCACGCTCACCTCGGATGAAGCGTGCTGTGGGTTGCCCACGGAAGGTAATCGCCATCGCGCGGGACTGCGGCTCGATGTCGATGATCTTCACCAGGGTGTCGTGGTTGGTTGAACGCTGGCAGTCCGTGCGGGTGACCTGCTCCGGGGGCAGAATCTTGCGCACGAAGCTCACTTCACGGAGCTTGTCGCGGATGTACGCGCCCCCGAACTGAGCCAGCTTTTCCTTACCACCCGGCTCGGAGAGCCGAGTGTTGAACAGGTCGTTGACCATGCGGCCCGATGCCATAGTAGTTCTCCTTGTTCGATTCCTTGTCGGCGTACCTAGTTTACAACATCAGGGCCGCTTAGCCCCACTTGCAGGCGCAGCGGAAGCGTAGCCATCCACCATTGTCCCCATGAAGCTTCGACACGTAGCCTACGATGGAAGACTGTGCTTCTGCGTTATCGATGTTCGAGCCTACGAGACCTACGTAGTTCCGAGCACCGATGGTGATGGTTGCGACCTTCAGAGGCTGACCGTAGGCGGCGATGGCAGTACCCTTGGTGCCAATGGTGGCAGCCGGGTCGAAGATGAGCGTCTCGTACTCGTAGAAGCCGCCCCAGAGGATGGCCGTCTTCCGCTCTGCCATGGCTTGCACGTCGTACCGTCCGGCTTCCATCCACAGCGGGAAAGCCATCTTGAACAACGAGGGGTCACCAACAGAAGAGACATCAGCGGCACGTACGAGCTTGTAGCTCGAGTTCTGAGTCATCCACTCCCCGTCGTACAAGACCAGGGGATTGGTTGGATTGGCCAGCTGCTTGTCAGCTAGGGGAATGTCCCGACGAACGATGGGCAGAACATCCGTAACCGGCCGGAAGTTGACCTTTTGAACCGTCATGCGATTGCTCCTTGTGACTTTCTGCTAATCGCCGGACTAACCGACGTTTCCGAGGATGAACTGCTCGAACTCCGATGAGCTGGCTCCCGAGCTATCTGACAGTGAGGCTGATTTCAACATGTCCGGGCCGGTCATGTGAAGGGCCTTCTGAATTACGGGAAGGTTGCCTTGTTCTGCTTCCTTCTCGAGTTGTTCTGCGAGGAGGTCGTACGGAACGTCCGTATGGACCCCCTTGTCGTGCATTTCAGCCGCTACTTTCTCGGCCTCCATGCGACGAAGTAGAGATGCGTTCTTGTCCCGCAGCTCCACGTTCTCCTCCGCAAGCTTGTCCCTCTCGGAGGCGACCTTCTGCAGCGTCTGGCCGGCGTCGGCCATCAACTGAGCTGCTTTCTCTCGTGGCGTGCTCATGGCTCTCTCCTACAGGGTACTGGGTTGGCTCGCTTGGAAGTTGCTGGCGTCAGCCGGAGTGATGGGCATGCTACCACCCTGTGTCGGCATTGCTGACTTCTTCTCCTTCTTGCTGGCACACCCTGCGGTCTCAGCCAGCTTGGAGAGAACTGCACGAGCGGCAGCCACTCGAGTCAGGTCGTGAGAGATCTTCGCCCCATCAGTATGGTCGAGGACCTTGCCGAGCGTCTTGTCGGTAGCCGCACTCAGAGCCGGCTCCTTCAAGACGTCCTTCATGTCACTCTTGGGGTCAGCCTTGGCCTTGGCCTTGGTGTAGTCGATGGCCGCCTGGTTGGAGTCCACCATCGCCTTCTGCTTGTTGACGTCACTGGGCTCGGAGGGCACACCCTCCTCGGAGGGAGCTGCACCAGGAGGCGGGGTTTCACCCTGCGCTGGAGCTGCCCCACCGGCAATCTTGGCCGGGTTGATGGCATCCTCAGCCTGCTTGTACAGACCCAGAACCATCAGGTTGCGGGCGTAGATGCTCTGGTCGACTGGGGCAGGTTGGGCTGAAGCTGCCTTGGGCATCTGCTGCGGTTGCTGAGCCTGAAGCTGCTGATTCTGAGCTCGAGCAGCCTTGAGCTCCTTCAGCGGACCCATGGCCACGTCGTAACCCTTCTTGCTGCCGTAGGCTCCACCAGCGAGACCACCGGCTACTCCACCGGCGCCGGCGCCTAGGACGCCTCCACCAGCTGCACCGAGTAGTGCTCCACCGGGGCCACCAAGTGCACCACCAGCCAAGGCTCCCAAGCCAGCACCGGCGATTCCACCTGCGCCACCACCCAGGAGACCACCACCGATAGTACCAGCTGCACCACCAGCGGTTGTACCAGCCGCACCGGTGGCAGCACCACGGATACGATGACCGGAAGGTGCCTGAGCTGCTCCAGCACCACCGCCAATCATCGCAGGAAGAAGAGCAGTCTTCTCGATGTACAAGCT